CTGTAGATATCCCATCCATCAAAACCTCCTTTAACAAGTAAAGTAAATTTACGAGCAAAAATTCTATAGTAAGGATTTTCAGGGTCATCAGGGTCTGATGTAAATGGTGCATCACCACAGAAGAACTCCGGAGTACCACTAGTTACGAACACATTTGGAATTGTAATACCACTTGCGTTTTTATCCATATGGAATCCTTTTGTTCTAAAGTTCCAAGGATTACCTTCAGTATCGTTACATATATCTAAAGGAAGTTGATTACCTTTATATTGGAAGAAGTCAACATCAATACCTTCAGTATCCGAGATACCCAAGTAAGTTCTTCTTACATTATCACCCGAACTTGTAATTGAGTCATCAGCACCTGACGCTAAACCAAATGGTGGATTATAAACTACCTCACCAGGATAATAGTATTTAGATTTTATTAATGGGAATGGTGGTCTTACACCAGCATATTCTCTATAATCATATCCCAAGAATCCACAAGGAAGTGCGTCTACAGGAGCATCCTCATTCATTTCAACCATTACATAACTTGATAATAATGGATATTCACCATCTAAACTACCAATTTTTTTACCAATAAATGAATTTTCTTGAGGATTCATTGTACAATTAGTATATTTTTCAAGAACAATCGGTGCTGAGTCAGTATCGAAGAAATCTCTAATTAATACATCAAAAGTACCATTGTTAAATGACATATTCGCTAATGATATTTTAATATCAACGTTAGCTGAATCACCATCTGCAATAGTAGTAAATTTAAATAAGTTATAAACTTTATTACCTCTTAATTCAGAAACAACCCAAGGTGATACCGGAGATTGATATTTTTCTAAATAAAATGCTATCGATGTTGGGTCAATTGATTGACGTGCATCAGGTAAAGCGGTTAATTCACAATTTAAACCTCTAATATAACCCATTCTCCAAGCATTTGTTAATAAAGCTTGGAATCTTTCTTCAACAAATAACGGAACTACTGTTCTTGGTTTAGAGAAGTTAGACGCCCCAAATACTTTACTTAAATATTTAGGGTCAGAGTTTGAAAAGGATGTTTCAAAGAAATATTGGTCGCCATCTTTACTTGTGATGTTAACACCAAAAGTTGAAAATGGATTTTTAGTTACTCCTGAATATGTTCCAGTACAATCTAAACTAACATCAGTTAATCCTGATACTTCATAAACCGGACCATCATCTAAACCATATGTTGAAAGACCTCTTGAACGTAACGTAGCGATTACTAAATCATCGTAATCGGTATATGCTGTTCCTGAGTAGACATAAATAACACCTATCAATGTACCTGTATAACAATGTACCGGTTTTGCGGTTGTTGTTGAAGTAGTTGATGTTGATGTTGTAGTCGTACATGGGTCAGTAGTAGTAGTTGTTGTTGACGTAGATGTAGTAGTTGTAATAATTGGTGTTAATGTTAATCCTGTCACAACAGACCAAAATGAAAATCCTGTGTAAGCAGCATTACCAACATTATCAAATAATGAGTAATACCAAGGGTCATTTTGTGGTGCAGAATAATTACATAAGTTAGCACTTACATTATCAACTTCATAAACGTTTGTTTCACCAGTATATACAGAACTTAATCCTGAATAAACGCTTGTTGGTATTGCTCCATAGTAATAAATTGAAGTGTCTTCTTTTGCCGGTGTTGAAACTACGTCAAAAATTTGTTTAGAAAAATCAGTATACAATGTACTCATACTACCATCAAATTGTTCGTAAGGTTCGTACAATATTGAAGATATTTCAGGTGCTAAATTAGAAGTGTTTGTAAATACAATACTATTAATACTGTTAGTACACGCTGAAAATTCAATAGAATAATTAATTGTTTTAAAGTCAACACATTCAGTTATACACTGAACCGTTGTAGCACTTTCACAAAAGAAATCAACCGTTGTTGGATTAACATTTGCTTTTGTTGTTATAGACCAAGATGGTCCCGCATCATAACCAGATAATCCTAAAACTCTCGTTACGAATAATTGGTTAGATTGTTGTAAGTATGATTTAGCAATGTAAGCCGCTTCGTACTTTGGAATTTGTGTATTTATAAATTTTTCTGGAGAAGTTCCACCGAAGAAATTTGTGAATTCATCAAAATTTCGTATAAAGATAGGTTCGAAAGCGGGACCTCTTAAGGTCTCACCCACAATACCCAACGTGGTAACTCCCACACTTTGTGCTACGAAACTTAAATCAACTTCAGAAGTATATACTCCGGGAGATACGAATACTTTTTGATTTGATGCCATTAGTTTGTCTTTTTTATTTGTAAATTTATTTTTATTGATAAATATTATAAAAAAAACCAAAATACTTTACTTCATAAGAAGTATTTATAAATTAGGTAGAATAAATTCTGCCTTTATTCTACCATGGCAGATGACGAAAAAAAGATTAAGAACCTAAAGATATCAATTGAGGTTCACAGTGTACTAAAGACCTATTGTGAAAAGAGGGGTATAAAAATGTATCGTTTTTTAGAAAGAATGATTTTAGACCAATGTAAGGAAAAGAAGGATATCTATGGTGAAAACTAAAGTATTTGATTATTTAACTGAATAATACCTTCTTGTGAGTCATCATTTTTAACCACAATAATTTTTAAAACATCTTTGGTGTTAATCTGAATTTGAAGTAAATCAGACCCATAGTATTGATTATTTAGATACACATCATACGAGTCAATGTTGGTTGTATCACCTAAATTTAAATCAACGGTATAATCAAAAATTTGTGATAAAATATTATTACCGGCAACAAATAAAAAATTAGTTACAGTCGATTCATCGGCAATATTTTTTCTTCGACCACGAGTGAACGATTCTTTTTCAAATTCTATAACAGTTAAAACTCTTGAAACTGCCGGAGCAACTTCAAATTCATTTTCATCAATTAAGAATCCTAACATTGTAAAATCATAACTTTGAATATAATATTTTCTTTTATCAATATTCATAACTGACTCATCAGTAATGTTATTCATTATGATTGGAATATAATGACCTTTGATTGTCGTATAAGCTTGACGAGATGCAAACATTTCAAGAATGTTTTTATTTAAAGCATTTAATTCTCTCATTCTATTACAAATTATTTTAACACTATATGTAATATCAACAGGAACAGGTTGAGGTATTTTATATATATCCATACCATTTCTATTTCCATCCCAAGTTGGAACTTGAGCATAAAAATATTGTTTTCTATTTGGTATATTATAAATTGTGGCAGGATTTGTTCCGAATTTAACTTCCGGGTTTCTTACAACCGTAATAAACGGAGGGGAAACGTTTGAGTCCAAATCTTGAAAATTCCAAGTTTCGGTAAATTGGGACCAGTTTTGAGATGTAATAATGATATCAACCATTGGGATTACTTGACCATCCACAATTGTCTGTAAATCATTTTGAACAAAATTTAACATACCTCCATCCAAATCGGCATGCAAAATGGATTTTGGTAAATAAGTTCCGTCTTTATTAATTTTTTCTAATAACTCCTCTCTTCTTGGATAAAGAGTTTTTGGAAATGTTAACGGTATTGTTTTCTTTATTTTGTTAGGTAAACCCATTTTATTGTTTTGTTATAAATATTTTGTTTCTTAAATTTATCAATTCCACTTCACCGGCACGGTATATTGGTTCTTCGGTGTCTTTTATAACATAAGAATTGTATTTATATGGATTATAGGTAACTACATTATCATTTGGTTCACTTGGTAAATTTTCACAAGGATATTTACAATAATCCATTAATGTTCCAATTACAAATGAATGAACATTCTTACTTTTTTCTCTAACTACTTTTTCTCTTCCCCCTTGTCTAACTCTAAATTCAACATCTGATAATTTAACATAGTCGGCATGAGTAATAACTCTTCCACCATAGGTTACTGAAAAGGTGTGTTTGTGTAAGTTATAATAAACCATAACTTTATCACCAATATTTTTTTTCTCCTCATTATCGTGACCACACTTGTGACAGATATAAGGGTCGTCACCACCATCGGCTAAAGCCCAAGACCAACCACACTCGTCACAAATTACTTCGGTGTCGGTAATGGTTTCTAATATTCTTCTATATTGTCTTTCGTTAATTATAATCTTCATAGTTGTAATATGCTGATACGGTATTAACCGGTAAATTAAATTTATCTTGGAACCATTTTTTCATAGGTTCTCCCCAATGTCCTTGAAACATTTCATCTAAATGTTCACCATATTCTCCAATAACTTCTAAAATTGGTGCTTTATCTCTAAAAGATTTACTTGATGGTTCATTATAATAATCAATATCAAAATAATGAAACACTACATCAGAATCATACTCACCTTCCCAGTCTCCTTTATAGAACATTAAAAAGTTTTCATTTTCACTATCAATATCAGGATAACCATCTTCATCATCATTAACACCATAAACCCAATCCATTTGATTTGGGTTAAAAGTTTTATCAATATAATTGTATATTGAATTGAATAGTTTATTTTCTGTTATTTTTACTTTCATTATAATCCTCTAAATTCATTTTCCGTTACCGGGGTTGCTACATATGATTTATAAAATGGTTTATAACCGGCATATGTATGTTTATTATCTGAATTAATTCTTCCGTCATCGCTAACAACGTAATATCTAACTTTTGTTTCTGTTTCATAATAACCAATATAATCCCCATAATTAATTTGAATTCCTAAATCGTTAAGTTGAGCTGCGTAAATTGCAAACTTCATATTACCAGGTTCTGACTGTGTAATTTTTGAATTACCCAAGTATTTGGTTTCAGGTGGAAGTATTTGAACATAAGCTTTAAACTCAATTGGTGGTAAATATTTTATACCATCAGTCATTACCTCACCATAAACATCATCTGTTTTGGTTTTCAATCTGTCTACCTTATACAGGACTAACGTAAAGT